TTCAAGCCCATGTAATCTTCAATCGCGGCGGCGTGAACCATCTCAAGGCGGGCTTCCTCCGATGCGTTTCCGGCCATGATCACTTCGCAGAGCTTGTCGCGGGCATGGTCCATGCGCATCCGTGCGATTTCCATTTCGTTTTCAATTTGTAAAATGGTGCGTGTCATGGTGTGGCTCCTTGCCGGTGTGTCTGTTGATCCTTATTGCCACCTATTGTCCACTCTGTCAACCACCTTGTCAACAATAATTACCCGCGCTATATTTAACGCATGAACGGAATGCCTAAAAACCCCTGTGGACGCAAACAGCACGCGCCAAGCGATGCGCAGCGCCAGCTTGTGCAGCTTCACGCGACGGTCGGCACGACGCAGGACATGATCGCCCGCGTGATAGGCATCGACAAAAAGACATTGCGGCTGCACTACCGCGACGAACTGGACCTGTCGATGGCGAAAGCAAACGCCACAATCGGCGGCGCGCTGTTCAACAAAGCCAAAGGCGGCGACACAGCGTCAATGACGTTCTGGCTCAAGACGCGCGCCCGGTGGCGCGAAACGGCTGACGTGAACCTGATCAGTGAGGACGGCAGCATGTCGCCCAAGGCCGCGCTGGACGTGTCACGCCTGTCACCTGAAGCCCTGGCGGAAATTGTGGCGCTTGGCGATGCAACTGACACCGCTTGACATCATTGCCGCCGAAAAAGAACTGTGCCGCCGATCACTGGCATACTTTGCACGGCGCGCTTGGCACGTCCTGGAGCCGTCCACGCCGCTCAAGTGGGGTTGGGCGCTGGACGCCATCTGTGCGCACCTGGAAGCCGTCACGCGGGGCGACATCACCCGCCTGCTGATGAACGTGCCGCCCGGCACCATGAAGTCGCTGTTAACAGGCGTAATCTGGCCCGCTTGGGAATGGGGGCCTAAAGAATTACACCACATGCGATTCCTTGGCACGGCGCACAAGCAAGACTTGGCCGTCCGGGACGCAATGAAATGCCGTCGCCTGATCCAGTCGGAATGGTATCAATCACGCTGGCCAATGAATCTGATGGCCGACAACAACGCCAAGCTGCGGTTTGAAAACGACAAGACCGGGTTCAGGGAAGCCATGGCATTCGAGGGAATGACAGGCTCGCGCGGCGATAGGGTTCTGATCGACGATCCGCACAGCGTTGCGGATGCCAACAGCGTCCAGAAACTTGCCACGGGCGTTATGACGTTCAGGGAAGCCTTGCCGTCCCGCGTCAACAATGAAGATTCCGCGATTGTAATCATCATGCAGCGATTGCACGAGTCTGACGTTTCTGCCGTGGCAATTGATTTAGGCTACACCCACCTTTGCCTGCCGATGCGGTTTGAATCGGATCGGCGATGCTCCACGCCGTTCTATACCGATCCGCGAACAATCGAAGGCGAACTGCTGTTTCCTGATCGGTTCCCCGAGGACCAAGTGGCGGACCTTGAAAAGACGATGGGCATCTACGCCGCCGCCGGACAGCTTCAACAGCGCCCTGCACCACGCGGCGGCGGCATGTTCAAGCGGTCCGACTTTCGCGTCATCCAAGCGGAGCCTGCGGGATATCGGTGGGTGAGGGGATGGGACTTGGCCGCAACGGACGATCATGGAGCGGCCAGGACGGCTGGCGTCAAGCTGGGAATCGGCCCGGACAAGCGTCTTTGCATCGCCCACGTTGTCAAAGACCGGGTGAACGCGGCGGGTGTTGAGCGGCTGCTGGGCAGCACGGCGGCGGCCGATGGGCGGGCGGTTCGTGGCTCAATTCCGCAGGATCCGGGGTCTGCTGGCAAGTCCTGGGCTTTGCATCTTCTCAAATCGTCGCTGATGGGTTACAGTTACACGTCAAGCCCTGAGACGGGCGACAAAGAAACGCGCGCAATGCCACTGGCTGCACAGGTCGAAGCCGGAAACGTGGACATTGTGGCAGGCGATTGGAATGGTGATTTCTTGGACGAGGCTGCAACGTTCCCGATGGGCAAGTTCAAAGACCAGATCGACGCCGCGACACGCGCGTTTGACATGCTGGCGGGCGTAAATAATTCATGGGCTGGAACAATATGAGTATTATGGACGGCCTGCGCAACATCGTCGCCAATCTCGGAACGGACCGGGACAAGGCGGCGCACACCCATTATTACAACACCACAATCGCCGACGATCAGCTTGTAGCCATGTATCGCACCAGCGCCATTGCCCGTAACGTCGTGGACCTGCCCGCAGAAGATGCGACCCGCGAATGGCGGGAATGGCAGGCCGATGCGGAACAGATCACAGCAATCGAGGCTGAGGAAAAGCGGCTGGGCTTGCAGGGCAAGACGATGCAAAACCTCAAGCGCGCCCGGCTGTTCGGCGGCGCTGCAATCTATATCGGCACGCGCGACCTGGACGCATCGAAGCCGCTGGACCCTGCCCGGATCGGCACGGGTGGCCTGCAATATCTCGCCGTATTGAACCGGTCGGAAATAACGGCAGGGGCAATCCAGCGCGACCCGCGCCTGCTGGGGTTTGGCAAACCAATCATGTATCGGATGAATCCCGCCACCGGCGCATCGGTAGAAATCCACCCGAGTCGCCTTGTCATTGCCATGGGCGAAGAAGTCCCTGACGACAGATATTCTGCACATCCCGGATGGGGTGACAGCACGCTGAACGCCACGATCAGCGCCGTGCGGAACCTGGACGCCACCATTGCCAACGTTGCGTCGCTTGTGTTCGAGGCTAAAATTGACGTGATCGGCATCAACGGGTTCAACGAAGGGCTGCGAAGCGGCGGATCGGAATATGAGGCTGTTGTCCTTGCCCGCACCAGCCTGACCGCGCGCGGCAAGGGCATCAACGGCGCGCTGCTGATGGACTCAGAAGACACATACGATCAGAAAACCGCCAGCTTCGCCACGCTGCCGGACATCATCGACCGCTTCATGCAGATGGTCGCTGCTGCGGCGGGCGTTCCGATGACCCGGCTATTCGGCATTGCGGCGGCAGGGATGAACGCTACCGGCGCGGGCGATGAGAAAGTTTATTTTGATCGGGTCCGCGTCATGCAAACGCTTGATCTGGATCCTGCAATGGAAATTTTGAATGAATGCCTGATCCGTTCGGCGCTGGGCAATCGCCCGCCCGAATTGCATTGGACGTGGCGTCCGCTATTCCAGCCGACTGCCAAAGAACGGGCCGACATGGGCAAAGTTCTGGTTGACAGTGTGAAAGTGCTTTATGATATGGATATATTGCCACAAGAGGCGCTTGCGGATACAATCGTAAACACGCTGACCGAAAGCGGCGCGTTTCCGGGGCTTGAGGGCAACGTGAAAGAGTTTTTTAACGTGGTGGAGGCAGACGAATGAAAATGACAGACGCCGCCACGCTTACAGGTGCCCGCGTCACAGACGAAGGGTATCTGGTCGCCAATGTTCGCACCGCCCGCATCGGCACGCAAAACTATCTTGGCGTGGAACTGGACCGGCCCGACCTGGACAAGGTGACAGTTTACAGGGATGAATCCGAAGTGTTCCGCAAGGCATCGCTGCAAACGTTCGGCTTGCTGCCAGTCACTGACGACCACCCCGCCGATTTGGTCACGGCTGACACGGCGCGTATGGTGTCGGTCGGCACCACGAATGAGGAAGTGCTGCGCGACGGCGAGTATTTGCGCATCGGGATCAAGCTGACCGATGCCGCCACAATCCGCAAGGTGCAGGACGGCAAGCGCGAATTGTCGGTCGGCTACACGTCGGAATTGGTCTGGGGCGACGGGATCGCGCCGGACGGAACCGCGTATCAAGCGCGGCAAACGAACATTGTAGGAAACCACATTGCTATAGTCTCCGCCGGTAGGGCGGGACCAATGGCAAGAATCGGTGACAGTCAACCAAGCACTGTAGCGCGGTGGGGCGCATCCCCCATCACAGACGAAAAGGACGCAATCATGGCAGACGCCATTCAGACGCGGACAGTCCAGATTGACGGGCTTTCCGTCGTGACGACCGACGCGGGCGCGCAGGCGCTTGAAAAGCTGATGAAGGACATGACAGCCGCCGAAAAGAATGCTGCTGAGGAAATGGCGGCCAAAGACGGCGAACTGGCAGCCAAGGACGCCAAGATTGCTGAAATTTCCAAGTCGATCCTGTCCGATGCGGATCTTGACGCCAAGGTCGCGGCCCGGGCTGATCTGATCGGCAAGGCCAAGGCAATCGCCAAGGACCTGGCAACGACGGGCCTGTCTGACGCTGCCATCCGTAAAGCCGCCGTATTGGCTGTTCTGGGTGACGCGGCTATTGCTGGCAAATCCGACGCCTATGTCGATGCGCGCTTTGACATTCTGTCAGAGGATGCTGCCAAAGGTGACCCTGTGGCCGACGCGCTGAAAACTGGCGTGACGGTTGCGACCGACGCGCGTGCCGAATACGTCAAGGGCCTCGGCACGGCCTATCTTCAATCCGTTGGCAAAGGAGCATAAATCATGCCTATTCAAGACGCATTCGGGGCCGCTGTTGCTGCAATGCCCCTTGGCCTTCCCGGTATGATTGCCGAGGGTCAGCAAGTCAAAGACGTGGTGTCCAAGCGGGTTACTACTGCCGCAGTTGCGTTTGGCCGCGTGGTCGGTCGTGACGGTGTTATTGACGGAGCGGTCAAACTTGGCGGCACCGGCTTTGAAGGCATTGCCATTATCGACAAGACCCGCGTTGGCGATGAATATATCGTCGGCGAAATGGCCGGTATTCTGCGCAAGGGCACTGTCTGGGTCACGGCATCGACTGCCGTTGATCCTGGCGACGCCGTGACGTTTACCGCCGCGACCGGCGTGATCGGTGATGGCCTTGCCACCACGATTGCCGGGGCAAAATTTGAAACTTCGGGCGGGATCGGTGATCTTGTTCGCGTCTATCTGCCGTAAGGAGCAAATATAATGAACACGCAGATCATGGACGCGCCCGCAGCTTTGGGTTTCGTCATTTCGCAGCGCAGCCACATCGAAGCCGAGGTGATGCGCAAACCATACCCGACGATCCTTTACCCTCGCTTGATGCAGGTGGACACGTCGGCAAATCAATTTGCGGCATCCGTCACGTTCTTCACGCAAGATTCGGTCGGGCGCGCAAAGTTTATCAACGGCAAAGGGGAAGACATCCCGCGCGTTGATGTAACGACTGGCAAGTTTGAGCAGACCGTCAATATGGCGGGCGTCATGTATTCCTATTCGATTGAGGAAATCGGCGCGGCGGCACAACTGGGCATGAACCTGCCCACTGAGTCGGCAAATGCGGCGCGGATGGCGTATGAGATGCTGGTCAACAGCACTGCGCTGATCGGCAACGCGGATATGGGTATTGAAGGGTTCTTCAACACCACGGGCATCACGTCGGCTGCGTCTGCGGCAACCTTTGCACTGTCCACCCCTGCGGCGATCCTGTCATTCATCAACGGCCTGTTGAGCGGCATCCAGTCGGCCAGTCTTGGCACGCAGGTTGCTGACACTATCGTGTTGCCAATCGCTCAATTCGGTGATCTGGCCACGCGCCAGCTTGCACCGGAAAGCGACACCACCATTCTGGACTTCATCCGGCGCGCCAACGTCTACACCGCTCAAACCGGCCTGCCGTTGAACATCTTTTCTGACTACAACCTGACCAACAAGATGGTGGTTTACCGCAACGATCCGAGCGTGGTGAAACTGCACATGCCTATGCCGCTGATGTTCCTTGCCCCTCAACAGGCAGGACTTGAAGTGCGGACCTACGGCGCGTTCCGGTTCGCGCCGGTCAGCATCCGCACTCCGGCGGCTGTGCGGTACGGCACGGGCCTGTAGACATGGCACAGCACACCAGCACATATCCTGGCACGCTGGTTCTGCCGGACGGCACTGAGGTCAAACTCGGCGGCGACGCTTCAATCTCTGCCGATCTGGCAAAGAATGAGGGTGTTGCCGGGTGGATCAGCAGCGGGTGGCTTGTGCCGGTTGCACAGCCCGTCATGCCAACCGGCAAGAAATAATCAACGGGCGGGCTGTAATGGCCCACCCCTTCATTGGAGCGTCACATGATCGGCAACGTTGCGGCACTCATCACATACGCGGGCGCGCGCGGAACGGTAATCGCTGACACCGCCGCGACCTTGCAGGCGCTTGTCAGGGCGTCAGATTATATCCAATTCACATATCTGGACGGATCGACATGCACCGTTGACAGCGCGAATGTCGTGGAAGCCACATATGAGGCGGCCATCGCCGAGGTAGCGACACCTTTTATCTGGACCAAGACATTCACGCCTGCCGAGCAAAAAGTTCTGACCAAGGTGGGTGACATTCAATGGACCGCGACGGGCGATGCCAGCAAGGGCGGCGCGTCCATCCCAAGATCCACCAAGATTGAAACCATGTTGCGCCAGTGCATCGGCGGAGGGCTTTACGGCTACTCGACCGGCCCGAGGCTGGTATGAGCGGGGCCGCCATTGCCGCAGAAGTCGCGCTGGCCTATGCTGAGGCGGGGCGTGATGCGGGAGATGGGCTTGGGGCGGCCTATGTGACCATAACCCGGCCAGGGCAGCCCACAGGTCCGGAATGGAACCCTACGCCGGGCGCGCCAGTGGTTCACACTTTCACGGCCAAGCCATCCGCCAAGGCATACACGCAGCGGACTGGCTTGGCACTAGGTGAAAAAGAGCAAGTCTATTCGCTGGTAAATCATGGTGTCACGATTACCCCTAGCACGTCCGACGTGATGACGATCAACGGCGTGAATTGGCCCGTGCAAGAAGTTATCCCGATGGACTCAGCCGGATTTGTTATTTCTTGGATGGTGAAGGTGAGCAAATGACCGTTGTTCCGGCACGCGTTGATCTGAAAATCTACCAAGGCTCTGACTTTTCGGAGGTCGTGACATTCCTGCAAACTGCGGGCGGAACGCCTGTTGATCTGACAGGCCTGACCGGGCGTATGCAAATTCGCCAGACTCTGGCATCCTCTGACGTTATTATGGACCTGACCACTGCCAACGGGCGGCTTGCATTTGACGGCGCGACCGGCGTCGTGACGATGACGCTGACCGCAGCGGAAACCGAAACGATCCTGACAGATGGCGTCTATGATCTGGAATTTGTGACCAGCGCAACCAGTGCCGCCCGGTGGCTTGAGGGGCTTGTCATTTTGAGCAAAGAGGTTACGCGATGACTGTTGTTGTAGTTCAGCAGACCGCGCCCCCCGTTGTTGTCACCGTTGGCATTCAGGGGCCGTCTGGCACATCTACGCCCACAATCGACCCTCAGGCGGGCAATCTCTTAACCACAAGCGCGGCGGGACTGTTTGTAAACGGCGCCTTGGACCTCGGAACTTTCAACTAAAACACAAAGGAATATCCCAATGCCTTCAGTACAGCAGAAACGCGGCCTCTTTGCAAACCTACCTTCGTCGTCCCTCTTGCCCGGTCAGGTTTTCTTTACGACCGACCGACAAACGGCGCACTTTCCAACAGACGCCACGACAATGGTTCCTGTCGTGCCAGCCATTGACGCCCTTGATGCGCTTGCTTCTGTTGACGGGGCGGCCGACCTTCTCATCATGCACGACGCTAGTGCCGCTGGTGTAAAAGAAAAGCGGATCACGTTTAACTCGTTTAAAACTGCGCTCAACATCCCCGCGGAATCGTCTGACGAGAAAGTGTCTGTTGTTGACGGTGGAACCGCGGGCTTTATTTTTGGCACGGACGGCACTGACGGCATCCTGCGCATGAACACATCAATGGCTATGACCAAAGATGCGGGAAACGCGTTTGTCACATTGGCCGTTGAAACGGTAGACTGCGGAACATTCTAAATGCCAGACGTCCAACACAAACGAGGGTCACGCGCTGACCTGAACACACTGGCCGCAGCCAATGGTTTGCTG